TGGTAAAAATTTACCTGTTTCTAAAGAAATGGTACCTGGACCATATTTTTCTTCTAATTCTTTTGCTAAATTAGCTTCTTCTTGTTGCAAACCTTGTAAACTTAATTTTAATTGTTCTTTTTTTATTTGAATGTTATAATTTTGTACTTCTATAACGCCTGAAACTTCTGTAATTTTCGTTAATCTATCTTTTAATTCTTGAATTTTACTAATTTCTTCTTTTTCTAAAACTTTATTTTTTTCAATCATTCGATTTTATTTTGTTATACATATTAGAAAACTTCTAATAATATATATTTTAACTAACACCATTTACTTTATCTATTGTTGATGAGGCAATTGCACTAATTTTTTCTATGTTAGCTGCTGCTATAGCATTAACAATATTAGGATAACCAGGTCCAGCATAATCAAATGATAAATAAATGTTACCTGTTGTATTACTTCCTATATTCCAATTTGTTATATTATTATTATCAACTGCTACATTTAAATTATTATAATCTCCATTATTCATTAAAACTAATTTTAAAAATCCATCAGTTCCAGCATCGGTTATTGCTGTAGAATTTAAAGTAATAGCTTGAACAGTCGTACTATCTGGTGAATTAAAAGCATTACTATAAGGTACTAAAGGATCTGCAATTTCATCCCACCAATCATCAACGGTAAAATTACTACCAACTTCTGTTCCAAATCCATTAAATTGTGCTAATCTATTACTTAAAGTTCCAGTTGAACCAATTGAGGGTTTAAAATTAAATTTTAAATTTGTTATATCTCCTGCTGTATATCCTGTAAAATCAAACCCCCAATATGATCTTTTAAATCCAAAAGCAGCACCACCTCTACCTGAATTTCTAATAGTACCAGAAACTATTGAATTAGTACCTTCTGTATTGTTACTATTACTATCACATTCTGCTGCTTCTCTAGCACCCGTAAAACTAGATTGCCCAGAAGGACCAATTGCAGCAATTGCATTTTTCGACCAATATAAAGTTACTGCTGGCATATTTTAAAATTGTTTTTTAGGTAAATAATATTGGTTATAATTAAAATAGCTATTTAATGGTGGGTTAATGTCATATACGTCATATGTTACATCTGAAATATCATAGTAATTATCTGATCCAGTCATTGAATTCCACCATGTTGCTTTTCCCCCTGCTTTCATTAATGATGGTAAAACTGTAGAAAATTTATCCATATCTTGATCACCATAAGTATCCATAAATAAACCATCATAAGTACTTAAAGTATCTTTTACATCATACCAACTACCTTCTACT